GTCCGTGAGTGGGCTGACCGTCTGGCTGGCGCCGGTGAGCAGCGTGCGTCGCCGACCCCGCTGTTTGATTTGCTGACCGGCCGTTGGTACGGGTCGGGGCAGCCAACGAAACATTCGACGGTTGGCTATGACGAGGCGCAGGCCCATGGCGCCGTGTACGCCTGTGTTGATCTGCTGGTGCGTCTGGTTGCGTGGCAGATGCCGGCGTACATCGGTGATGTGGAGGCGAGGGCGACGGTGGTCGCTAATCCGCATCCTGAGCCGCAGATGTTGGCGCAGCATTGGCGGGCTGAAGCGTTGCAGTCTGCGATGCTCAGGGGCTATGCGGCCGGTCTGGTGACCGAGTTCGAGTCGTCGGGTTGGCCTCGTAAGGTGCTGCCGTTGCACCCGGACATCGTGTCCTATTGGGATGACAACGGCAGGTGGCGTTGGTTTGCTGACGGGAAGGCCGCCGAGTTGTGGCAGACCGGCGGCAACCTGTGGGTCATGCCTTCGCCTCGTGTGGCGCCCGGTCTGCCTGTCGGCATGTCGGTGCTGCGCTATGCGGCGCAGAAGATCAACCTGGGGTTGTCGGCTACGAAGTTCGGTGGCGATTTCTTCGATGCTGGCGGGATGCCGGTGGCGCATGGGAAGGTCACGACCCCGGACGGGAATGTGACTGAGGCGCAGGCGTCGATCTTGAAGCAGCGTGTCCGGCAGGTGACCCGGGATCGGGAGCCGCTGATCACCGGAACCAACTTCGATCTGTCGACGATCCCGATCAACGCTGAGGAGTCGCAGTTTTTGCAGACGATCTCGGCGAACGATGCGCAGGTGTGCATGTTCTTCGGTATCCCGCCTGAGGCGATCGGCGGTTCGTCCGGGGACAGCATGACGTATGCGAACGTCGAGGGCCGGAACCTCAGCCTGCTCACGAACACGGTGGGGGCGTGGATGGCGTGGTTCGAGGCCATGTTCACGTCGATGTTGCCTCGCCCGCAGATCGTGAAACTCGACCCTGAGGCGCTGCTCCGCACGTCGGTGGCGACGTTGTACAACACGGCGACGGTTGGTTACGGCGCCGGTCTGTTGACGAAGGATGAGGGCCGGGCGTTTATCGGCATGGGTCCAGCCACCGAGGGCGGAGACCAGTACAAAGGTCCGGCTACGTCCGGCGTGACGAATGGTGGGAACAATGGGCAACCGGTTGCGGCTCCCTGACGAAGTGCTTGCCCGGCTGGGTGAGCGTGGCCTGTCCGAGGTGTCGGCCCGGTCTGGTCCGAACCTGCTCGAGGTTCGCCAATGGTCTGGGGTTGAGCTCCGTGCCGCCGCCGACGGCAACGGTGTTCGGGTGGTCGGCTACGCCTCTACGTATGACACGCCGTACCCGATTTGGGGTGGGCCTGAGGCGGGCGGGTTCAACGAGATCATCAAGGCCGGTGCGTTCGACAAGTCGGTTCGTGAGAAAGACGACGTCCGGTTCCTGGTGAACCATGACGGGGTGCCGTTGGCCCGCACCAAGTCTGGCACCATGACCCTCGAGGCTGACGATGTCGGCCTGCTGGTCGACGCCGATCTTGATCCGACGTCCCCGATCGTGGCGGGGCTCCGTTCGGCGATGGATCGTGGCGACATGGATCAGATGTCATTTGCGTTTCAGGTCACGAAGCAGACGTGGTCGCCTGACTATTCGGAGCGGCACATCACCGAGGTTCGCCTGTTCGACGTGTCGGTGGTGACCTACCCGGCGAACGATCAGACAATGGCGTTGATCGGTGCGGATGCGGACCGGCCTGCGCCATCCACGCAGGGCCGGTCGTTGTCGCTTGCTTATGCCGATTGGTATCGGCTTGATAGGCCGGCGTGATCTCGGTTGACCAGTTGGCCTACAAGCCTGGCTGGAAGTTCAAACTGGGCGGTCCAGGGGGCAGGTTTCTGTGCGTGTTCGCCACCACGCCGGACAGCCTGACGCCCGAGAGGCAGCGGACCACGCAGCACATGTGGGAGATCCCTGCGCTTGAGGGCCGGGACCTGGTGCGCTGGGTGTTCGACCGGTTGTTGGACGCCGAGCGGCATGAGGCCGCCGAATGGTTCCGGGTGGGCGACAAGTGCCCGTTCTGGCCGAACCATCAGGATGAGGGCGACCCGTACGCCCACGTCGACCGGTGATGTGCGCACATCGCTATACGCATGGCGCTACACTGCGTCTAACGAGCCGGTAACGAGCCGCTTAGCAAGCCGGACCCCCACGTAGCGGGCACCACTTGCACATGGCACTCAATGCGCCACTCGGGAACGTGAATCCCCCCGTCCCCCCTTGTGACCATAGGAGTGCCCCGTCGTGGACATCCTCGACATGCTTCGCGAGCGCCTTTCCGGGCTGCTGGCCGAGCGCAACACCAACGACACCCGCAAGCTCGAACTTGACGGCGAGTTCGAGGCCATCATGGCCGGCGTCCGCAACGAGAACCGTTCGGCAACCTCGGCCGAAGAGGACGCCAAGATCGCCGCCTTGCAAACCGAGCGTGACGCTCTGGTTGCCCGCAAGGCGAGGCTCGACCAGGAAATCGCCGACGCCGAGGCCCGTGAGGCTGACATCGTGTCGACCCGGAAGTCTCAGGATGACGCCGCCGACAAGATCAAGCGGTTCAACATCCAGCGGCCCGGCTCCGTCAACGACGGCGTGCGTGGGTCCGACCACACTCTCGACGAGCTGTTGTGGGCCTCTGCTTCGGAGGTTCGTGCTGGGTCGTTCGGGCAGACCATTCACGATTTCATCCCGGCGCAGGGCGGTGCCCGCCACGCTGTCGAGCAGATCGAAGTTCGCAACGCCAACGGCGAGTTTACGTCGGCGCCTCGGATCAACGAGTTCACTGAGGCACGACAGAACGCGATCCGAAACTTTCAGGCGCTCGTCGCTGACATGCAGGTGTTCGGTCTGGCGATCTCCCGGTCTACGCTCAGCGGCTCCGAAGCGTTCCAGATCGCTCGCGAGCACCCGGCGTTCCGTGACAAGTGGAAGCGCACTCTTCGTGCGATGGACACTGACACCACCGCCGAGGGCACCGAGTGGATTCCGACCGGTATCGGTTCGAGTCTGCATGAGCGTGTCCGGGCGGCCGGCAAGATCCGCCCGCTGTTCCAGACGATCAACCTTCCGACGAACCCGTGGAAGTGGCCGCTGGAAGGTGCCGACGCCACCGCCTACCTGGTGGCCGAGCCGACATCGGACACCGCTACCAAGGTGACGGCGTCGACCCCTGGTACCGGTGCGGTCACGTTCGATGCGCAGATTTTTGGTGCTCGTGCGATTTTCTCCAAGAGTCTCGAGGCCGATTCGGCTCTGGCGATCCTGCCGTTCGTGCAGCGCAAGTTGGTGCAGGCGTTCGTAGACGCCGAGGAGAAGGCGATCCTTGACGGCGATTCGGACGGCACCCATCAGGACTCGGACACCAACACGGCTGGTGCCACGTCGGCGTCGTGGGCGTGGGACGGGCTCCGTAAGCGTGGTCTTGCCAACGCTGGCGCTTCCGGTGGTTCGGCTCTGACTGTCGCTCTGCTCGCTGCCCGCCGGGCTGCGATGGGTCGTTATGGCCTCAACCCTGCCGAGTGTGCGTTCATCACGAACATTTCCGGTTATTACGCTTTGCTGTCCGACTCGAACGTGCTCACGGTCGACAAGCTCGGCCCGCAGGCGACGATCCTCAACGGTCAGATGGCCAGCGTCTACGGCATCCCGATCATCGTGTCTGAGTGGGTGCGGGAGAACCTGAACGCCAGCGGTGTTTATGACGCCATCACCACGACCAAAACCTACGCCCTGTGCGTGAACCGCAACGAGTGGGTCATGGGCACCCGCAGCCCGCTGGCGATCGAAACTGACGACAGCATCTACCGTGAGACCTACCAAAGGCTTCTGGTCGGGTTCATGCGGGAGGACTTCAAGAATATCAACGCCAACGGCTCCGCCGCCAAGGACACGGCGTACGTCTACAACGTCACTCCCTGATGGCGGCTGGTGACCTCGAGGCCCCCCGGGCGGGTTTGCGCCCGCCTGGGGTGCGTCTCATCAACAAATCGAACCGGGTTGCGAAGGTGGCGATCGTTGTCGCTGCTGGTGCCGAACTCGAAGTGGACGCAGATGTCGCCGCCCAGCTCATGGGCCAGACGCAGGCGTTCACCATGTCCGACGACCTGTCTGGCGGCGGTGTCGTCGAGACCGCCGGGGATGTGCCCGCCGCCGTCCCCGGCGTGTCAGTTGTTGAGGAGGCCGGCGGAGGGTCCGCACGGCGTGCTTCTGGGCGGCGAAAGGCTGATTGATGGCAGCCGGGGCATTGGACGTGATCAGCGTTGCGGAAGCACGGGTCGCCGCCGGGTATTCGGCGGGTGACCAGTCGAAAGATGTGCGGCTGCAATGGCTGATCACGGCCGTGTCCTTGAAGCTCGATGAACTGGTCGGGCCGATCATCCAACGGACAGTCACCGAACGACACAACGGCGGGTTCGCTCAGATCCTGTTGCGCCGGCGCCCGGTGACGTCTATCTCTTCCATCGTTGAGTATCGGAGCGGGACGGCGACCACGCTCACGGCTGAGACGGTGTCTGCGCAGGGCGACTACCTGGCCGAACTAGCCGACGACGATTCCGGGCTGTTGTCGGGGATGGTGTACCGCCGTTCCGGGTTCGCTGACACGTACTGGCCGGCAGGCCGGCAGAACGTTGTGGTGACCATGCTGGCCGGCCGGTTTGCTGACATCCCTGCGGCTGCCGGTTCGAGGTTTGCTCAGGCGGCACGGCTGGCTGTGAAGGCGAATTGGGCGGGCGAGTTGAATGCCGTGCAGAACTTGGGTGAGTACGACGTGCCGATGGCGTCGTTCCCGACGGTGACAATCCCGAAGGCTGCGGTCGACATGCTTGCCGACCAAGTCCAGTACTCGGGGCTCGCATGACCGCGAGCTCCACCTTGTACTACGTGCGTTCGTGGCTGTTCGATCTGCTTGAGGCTGCCCTGCCGGGTGATGTGGCGTTTGGTTGGGACATGCCGAACGAACCTTCCGACGTGGATGGGCCTAACGGTTTGCGTCGGTCGGTGTGGTTGAAAGCGCCGATTGAGGCGGCGGCTGAGGTGTCGACGATGCCGAACGGTATCGACGAGAAATGGACGCAGGTTGTTCGGGTGCAATGCCTCCCTGAGGACGGGTCGGTGGATGTGCCCACCGCTGATCTTGCTGCGTCGGAACTGTTGGACGTGGTGGTTGATGCGGTGCGTGGCGAACAGCGACCGGTGATCAGTGAGCTGTCTGACTGGTCGACGGTTGTCACGTATGGCGGATATCAGTACGCCTCGGGGCGTTTGGATGGTGGCGACGGTTATGCCGCTAGCTACGAAATCAAGATCGACGTGGAGGCCAGCAGATGCTCGTGAGGTATGTAGGTGGTCTCGAGTGGGCTGCCCCGGCGTCTGGTGAGTATCAGCCGGTTCAGCATGGCGGGACGTTGGATGTTCCTGAGGACATGGCCGCCCGGCTGGTGTCGCAGGGCGATTGGGAGACGGTCGATGCGGCCGTGAAACCGAAGAAGAAGGCCGCTGATCCGGTGGCCCCACAAGTAGGGGATTG